GGGCCGGGATGCGGTTCAAGGAGCAATTTGGGTTCTGGCCGAGGGCACTATGAGCGAGGGCGCGATTCAGGACGCGATCCGCCTTGCCCTGAGCGGCGAGCCTGGGCTCGTGCTGTGGCGCAACAACGTGGGCGTCGCCGAGCACCGCGGCACTCGCGTGCGCTACGGCCTGGCCGTGGGCAGCGCGGACCTTGTAGGCTGCCTTGACGGGCGCTTTGTCGCCCTTGAGGTCAAGACGGCGACGGGGCGCGCGGCGCCCGAGCAAAGACTGTGGCTCGACCTCGTGCGGCGCTTCGGTGGCTTCGCAGCCATCGTGCGGAGCGTCGACGAGGCCAGGGCAGCGATAGCCCGCGCCCGTGCGGGTGGTAATCAGTAGACAGAGGAGACGACCATGCAACTTGCGAAGAAAATGTCGCGCCTCGGGCGCGCAGCGGCCATCTATGCCCTCGAACTCGGGTGGCGGGTGTTCCCGCTGCACAGCATCGTCGACGGAGCCTGCTCGTGCGGGTCTGCGGCCTGCACTGGCACGAAGCCGGGCAAGCACCCGCGGACGCCGCGGGGGTGCCTCGACGCCACCACTGACACCGCGCAAATCGCCGCGTGGTGGTCGCAATGGCCCGAGGCCAACGTTGGCATCGCCACCGGCGGCGGGCTCGTCGTCATCGACATTGACCCGCGCCACGGCGGAGAGGAAGGCTTCGACGACGTGGTTGAGCGCCTCGGGCGCCTGCCCGATACCGTCGAGGCTGTCACCGGGTCGCGCGGGCGACACATCTACCTCCGCGTGCCTGAGGGTGTGGAGGTACGCAACAGCGCGTCGGCGCTCGCGCCCGGCGTCGACGTGCGCGGAGAGGGAGGCTACGTCGTCGCGGCGCCGTCGTCGCACGTATCGGGCGGTACCTACGGGTGGGAGCTGTCGTCGCGCCCCACCGAGGTTGAGGTGGCCGAGATGCCGAAGGCTTGGCTTGACGCGGTGTGCCGCCGCCCGAAGCTCCGCGCGATCAAAGGCGGAGCCTCCGAGGGCTCGCAGGTCGTCGAGGGCGCACGCAATGATACCCTATTCCGGCGCGCGTGCGCCATGCGTGACCAGGGGTGGGACGAGACGGAGATTCTCGCCGCGCTCAATGCCTTCAACACCTCAAAGTGTGTGCCTTCACTTGACCCCGCCGAGGTCAAGAGTATCGCGGCAAGCGCGGCGCGCTACGACCCTAAGGCGGTTATCGAAACGCCGCGGCCCGTAGAGGTTTCCGAGGCTCCAACCGACTGGCAAACGACTCTCACAACTAACAAGCAAGGTGCTGTCAAGAATACCTTCGCCAACCTCGTGACGATCATCCGACACACCGAGGCCTACCAGAGCCTACGGCTCAACGAGATGACCCGCGCCCCCGAGCTTGACGGCGCCCGGTGCACCGACGCCGGGCTGTCGGCCATCCGGGAGCAAGTCGAGCGCGCGTGGGGCTTCTCCCCCGGCGCCGATAGCGTGGCCGCAGCCGTGGCCCTCGTCGCCTCCGAGCGCCCGCATCACCCCGTGCGAGACTACCTGCACAGCCTCCGCTGGGACGGCACAGAGCGAATCGAGACGGTCGCCCTCGACGTGCTCGGCGCCGAGGACACTCGCATCAATCGCACGATGCTGTGGAGCTGGTTTGTCAGCGCGGTCGCGCGTGCGCTCAAGCCCGGCTGCAAGGTTGACACCTCGCTTGTGCTCGTCGGCCCGCAAGGCATCGGCAAGAGTAGTTTCTTTCGCATCCTCGGTGGGGAGTGGTTCAGCGACAGCGCCGTGGACATTGAGAGCAAGGACGCGATGCTCCAGATCAATAGCGCGTGGATTTACGAGCTCGGCGAGCTCGACCACGTGACTTCCCGGTCGCACGCCGGGCGCATCAAAGCCTTTGTCTCGTCGCAGGTCGACACCTACCGCGCACCTTACGCCCGCACCGTCGAGGCAATCCCGCGCCACAACGTGATCGTGGGCTCGACCAACCAGACGCAGTTTCTCACCGACGCTACCGGCGACCGGCGCTTCTGGGTCGTCTCGGCCACGCGCGTGGACACCGACGCTCTCCGGCGCGACCGTGACCAACTCTGGGCCGAGGCCGTCGAGCAGTACCGGCGAGGGTACGGGTGGTGGCTCGGCGCTGACGCGGAGAGGGCCCGAGAGGAGGCGACAGAGACTCATAGGGTGGCAGACCCGTGGGAGGACGCCGTCGCCTCCTGGCTGGCCGCCCTGAGCCCGCACGAGGCACGTGCCATCACGACGCAGCGCCTGCTCACCGGCGCCTGCGGGGTGGAGATCGAGCGCATCGGCACCCGAGAGTCCGCCCGCGTGGCGCAGATCATGCGTCGCCTCGGGTGGGAGCAGAGGGTGCTACGGCTGGCAGGGCGGAGCACTAGGGTCTGGCACCGCGACGAAACTCCATGAATCCGGGGTTTTCAATGCCGGGTGCTACACCGCTACTGCTACACCTCGGGTCCCAAAACTCCCCCCGTCCCTCGCGCGCGCTCTTTGATAATATCAAATCTCTCTCTCTCTATAAGAAGGGGAGGTGTAGCAGTGTAGCAGCCTTGTTTTCAGGGCTTTCGTGGTGTAGCAGGAGGTGTAGCAGGGGTGTAGCATGTGTAGCACCGCCAGATTCTGGCCTTGCCGCTGCTCGTGGGGTACGATCCGCCCATGGCTCGTGACGACGGCCCCATGGACCTCGACGCCGCCGAGCGCGCGGAGGCACTCGCGACGATCGCCGCAGGGCAGCCCGCACGCGTGTGGCGCGCGGGGCGTATCCTCGTGCTCACCACCCGAGAGGACGTCGACGCGGTGTGGCCTCCGCGCAGGCACGCCGTGGCGCGCAGGCACCGCGAAGAGGGGTGGTGGCGGCATGCGTAAAGACACCTCCGCCCGCGGTCATACCCCCGGCGTCGCTGCGGTATACCTACCGCTCGCGGACCTGCGGCCGAACCCGCGCAACCCCCGCGCGCACGGCGATGAGGTCGTGCGCCTCGCTCGCACGATCCTGCGCACGACGTGGGGCGCGCCGATCCTTGCCCAGGCCAGCACGCGGCGCATCATCGGCGGGCACGGGCGCTTGGAAGCCGCGAAGCTCATCGTCGCCGGCCTCGAGGTCGACGGCATCCTGCGCGGCGGGGCTGACCACCTTTTTGATCGCGACGCGCCCGGCCCCGGCATGGTGCCCGTGCGCCTCGTGGACGTCTCCGACGCCGAGGCCGACGCCATGACCCTCGCGGACAACGCCAGGGCGCTGCAAGGCGTTGACGACGCCGCGGCCGTGGTGGCCATGGCGACGCGCGACTTCGCGCGCGACGCCGCGGTCATGGCCGACATGGGCTATGGCGCTGCGGAGCTTGACGCCCTGGTCAAGTCTGCGGGCGATGCGGTGCTTGCGAGCGCGCCGACGACGGGCACGCCAGTGGACAACGCGACCGAGTGGCAGGGGATGCCGGAGTACGAGTCACAGGACAAGGGGCCGCACCGCACTTTGATTGTGCACTTCGCCGATGACGCGGCCGTCGCGTCGTTCGCCGATCTCCTCGGCGTGACCATCGCCGAGAAGACTAAGTTTACATGGTATCCACATGTCGAGCGTCGCGACCTCGCCTCGCTCGCCTACGTGGGCGACGCCGATGATGCCTAGGTTCCCGATCTATGTCCCGACGAAGGGGCGTGCCGTGCTGCGGCAGACCAGCAATCTACTCGTGCAACCTGATTCGCAACGACGTGCCTTTTCGGTGGCGCGGGCGGTACAATGAGGACACCATCCTTTCACTTGACATGCTCAAAGCGGGCTGGTGCACAATTCAATTCAACGCATTCCTGCAAAACAAGGTGATGACGCAGCGCGTACGCGGCGGCAACACCGCGGAGTTCTACGCGAAGGAAGGCACGGCCCCGAAAAGCGAGATGCTCAAGGCCGTCCACCCCGACGTGACGCGCCTCGTGTGGAAGTTCAATCGCCACCACCACCACGTCGACTACAAGCGATTCAAGCAGCCGCTCCGGCGCAAGCCCGACGCCGAGATGGTGTCGCCCACCGCCAACGCAATGCGCCTCGTCAAGATAGCCTGATGCCGCGCCCTACGATCATCGCCACGGCTGGCCCTGTGATCATCGGCGCGCGTCGCGTGGGCTCGCCCCTGCGCTCGTGCGCCGCCGCCGCGGGAGTGCCGTGGATCACAGTCGCCAAGTGGCTGCGCCGCGGGCGCGAGGCTATCGCAAGCGGGCACGTCTCCGAGGCTGACAAGCCCTTCGCCGACTTCGCGATCGAGTGTGATCGCGCGTCGGCGCAGCTTGAACAGGTGCTGCGCGCTCGCGTGCTCAAAGGGACTGAGGAGGACGCGCGGCTCGCGCTCGACTATGTGCGCTGGCTTGACGGCGAGCGCGACCGACGCCTTGCGCGTGGCCTTGAGCGTGCGAGGTTGCGCAAGCTCGGTGCCGATGCGACCCTTGCCGAAGCCGCGTCGAAAGCCATCGGCGCCGCAGAGACGATCACCCTGACACTACCCGCGAGCGTGTCCACGCCGCGCACCGACGGAGACGACACATGAGCGCAGCACCCTACCCCGACGCCAAATACCTCGACGTGATGCCGCTGCACTCCGCGGCTGCGGTCTACCGCCTCGACATCTCCGCGGTCAGCGCGAGCATCACCTTGCCCGCGGGCGGGTACCTCGTGTGCGTCGAGGGCATGAGTTCGGGCTACGCCGTGGGTCGCCTCGGCGCTGCGGCTGCGGTGCCCGCGGACGGCGCCAGCGTGACGGGCTTCCACCTCTCGCCCGGCGCGATCTACACCCTCGACACGCCCGACGCCGTGCTGCACGCGATCACTTCGACGGGCACGGGCACGCTCCTCGCCACTAAGCTCCGGTGATCTATGCGCCCAGCCCTCGGCAAGAAGCCTTCCATCGCTGCGCCGCAGCGTGGCGGTGGTACTGCGCGGGTTACGGGTCGGGTAAGACCACGGCCTCGGTCATCGAGGCGGTACGCGCTGCGACGGTGACGCACCCTGGCTACGTCGGCATCGCAGCCGCGCCGACGTACGCGTTGCTATTTCAGGCTTGGGTCGCGGAGTGGGAGCGGTGGGTGCCGCGCGCGGCGTGGTCGCTGCGGCGTGACCCGCTGACAGGGCCGCGCATCGAGATGCCGACGCCTGAGGGGCTGTCGGTGATCTACCTTCGCAGCACCGACCGCCCGTCAAGCAACGAGGGCATCAACGCGGCGTGGCTGTGCTTCGACGAGGCCAGCCGCGAAAACGACCGCGCCGCCTTTGACGTGCTCGCGAGCCGCGTCCGCCGTGGCTACCCAGGGCGCCAGCGCACGATCATCCTGACCGGCCCGCCAATGACGAGGCGCCATTGGACGGCGCAGGAGTTCGGCAGCGGCCCCGGCGGTGAGTACACCGGCGACGCGCTTACGTGGCGCTCGGGCGCGCGCGCCGTCGTGCGAGCTCGCACGCGCGACAACCCCCACCTGCCGAGCGACTACGAAGCCAACCTTCGCGCCCGCCCCGGCGCCTCTCGCGCGTGGTGCGCGCAGTGGTTGGACGCTGAGTTTGGTGCGATGGAAGGGCAGGTTTACGAGGCCTTCTCGCGCGACGTGCACGTTGTCCCGGCGGCATCGCTCCGCGGTCGGCAGTGGCGCCGCATCGTCGCCGGCGTGGACTGGGGATGGGCGCACCCCGGCGTGTGCATCGTCGCCGCGCAGGACGGCCACGGGGATATCTACGTGCTGCACGAGGAGGTACACCAGCGCCGCGTGGTCGCCGAGGACACCGGGTGGGGCCCGACGTGGCGCGATGTGATTCGCACGTGGCGGGTGCAAGAGCTTGCCTGCGACCCGTCGGGGCCCGGCAACATCACGGTGTGCGGCGCCGTCGCCGGTAGCCTTGGCGCGCGGGCGTACGGCGCCGACAACCGTGTTGACGAGGGCATCCGTCGCGTGACCACGAGGCTTGAGCGCGCTACCGCCCGCCGTGGTGGCCCAGCACGCGAGCCCGCGCTGTATGTGAGCGATGCCTGCACCCACACGATTGGCGAGTTTGAGTCCTACTCGCGCAAGCGGGCCCGCGATGGTAGCTTGCTTGAGGCTCCCGCCGAGGTCGGTGACGACGCGATGGATGCCCTGCGCTACGCTGTGATGGCGCTCACGAGGTACGACGAATGATGCCGACGATTGTGACCGCCTACGACACGACCACGCGCGACCGGTGGCGGTACTACCACGACGCCTACCAGGGCGGGCAGCACTGGCACGTCCCGTCTGCCACCGTGCTCGGCACCGCCTCGCTGACCGCGTGGCGCCCCGTGGTCAACGAGGGCTTGCGCACCGGCGAGTGGCGGGAGGATGTGGTCGCGCGGCTGTCGAGCTACCTCGTGCCGCACCCTGGCGAGAGCAAGACTGCGTTTGAGGCCCGCATGCGGGTGGCCGCGTACATCAACGTGATCGCGCCAATCTGCGACGCGTACACCGATGCTGTCACCGGGCCGATCACGCGAGACCTCGGGTCGCTCGGCGACGCGCTGCTGAGCCTCGACGGGCAGGGGCAGGAGTGGCCCGAGCTCGTGGAGGACGTGGCGCGGTGGGCCACCGTCTACGGATGGTGCGTCGTGCTGCTAGACAGGCCCGCGGCCAACCCCGCCGCGAACAGGGAGCAGGAGCTTGCGCTTCGCGTGGGGCTGCGCGCCACGATGGTGCACCCGCCCGCCATCGCGTGGCTCTCGGTCGACCGCGACGGCGCCGTCCACGAGATTGCCTTCGTCGACGCGCCCTACCAGCTCCGCGACGCGAGCCGCCAGGTGGTGTCGCTGTGGCACTACACCCGCGAGACGTGGGCGCGGTACGAGGTCGAGATCGCCGCTGACCCGCAGTGGGATCAGGTGCGCGCCAACCTCTCGCGCCCGCTAGAGTCCGGTCCGTCGCCGACGCCAGGTGAAGTGCCGATTGCCATCGCCTACTTCCGACGCGACACCGCGAGCGCCGTGCCCTCGGGCATCTCGCTTGTGGCAGACGCCGCGGACCTTGCTCGCGCAGCGTTCAACACGCTGTCGAGCGCGCAGGAGATTCACGCCGCGGCGGTGCCGTTTTTGGCAATCCCTGAGCCCGCCGCCGGTGGTGCCCTCGACCCCGCGACGCGGGTGCAGGTGGGCCCCACGCGCGCCCTGGGATACTCGTCGCAGACCGGCGCGCCAGGGTGGATCGCACCGCCATCGGAGAGCACCAAGGAGCTGCGCGAGCACGCCGCGTTTCTAATGGCCGCGGCGCTGCGCACGACCGGCCTCGAAGTCGCCGCTGGCGACTCCCCGGCCGACGCCTCGGGCACCGCGCTGCGTATTCGGTCGCGGGACTTTGACGCGCGCTGCGTCCGTTTCGCCAAGGGCCTGCGGGCCTTTGAAGAGCGTGCCCTCGGGCTTGCGGCGCGCATCCTCGGGCGCGACCCTACGGTGACGCTGACGTATCCAAAGCGCTTTGTCTTGCCCGACCCAGGCCAGGACTTGGCGCGCGCCCTCCTGCTCGTGCAGGGCTTCGGCGCGAGCCTGAGCACCGAGGCGCTTGCAGAGACGATGCGGCAAGCTCTCGATGCCGCTTTGTCGCTGACGCCAGAGCGTCTCGCCGAGATCGTGGAGGCCGCTCGCGCGATGCCGCAGGGCCCCGCCGCTGTGGCCGACGTGGCACCTGAGATCGGCACCGCGCCGGTCGCGCCCGAGGGCGACACGACGGTGCAGGATCAGGTGCTCAACGGGGCGCAGGTGTCGAGCCTCGTCGAGATCGTCACCGCCGTGTCTGCCGGGCAGCTCCCGCGCGACGCCGCGGTGCAGATTGTGATGCTGGCCTATCAGGTCGACGACGCGACGGCGCAGCGCATCCTCGGCACCGCAGGCCGCGGCTTTGTGGCTTCGCCGTCGGGCGCGGAGGTGCAGGGTGGCTGAGCCTAGGCGATACAAGACAGGCTTCACAAAGCTCCGCAGTGCCCTCTCGCTCATGGCGCAGGCCACGACGCCAGAGGTGGTGGTGACGATCACCAACCTCTCGGCCGATAAGCTTCGATGGCTGCGCCTCGGCGGGCGCGACTTTGAGGCGACCACGGGCGAGCTGTTGCGCGAGATGGGCACCGCGTACGTGCGTGGCCTGAGCGACCTTGCACGCGGCCGCACCCGCGACGCGCGCAGGCCCTGGCAGCTTGCGGGCGAGGTGTTCAAGGACCGCGTGGCTTCGCGTCTCGCCACTTCGGGCGGCGACGTGCGGTCACGCATGACCCCGCTCGCTCCGAGCACCATCCGACGCAAGGGTCACGCGCGCATCGGCGTGGACTCAGGCAAGCTCTTGACGGACGTCGCCACGGCTGCTGTCGTGGTGACGCTGACCCGATGACAGACCGCATCACCACGCACGACAGTGCCCGCGACCTCCTGCGCTACGCCGCCCCGGGCGTGCACGTCGAGGTGCTACCCGTGTGGCCACCGATGCCGCACGCCCGGCGCTTCCGCGTGCGCATCTCCGACGTGGGCGACCTGTCCGAGCTCGACACCTACTCTCTCCCCGTCGAGGCCTCGCGCCTCGTACGCCGCGTGCGCGACCTCGCCGCGGCCGTCCACCGCATGAGGCACCGATGAGCGATTCGACTGACACGACCACCCCGACCACCGCGCCCGTCGCGTCGGCACCGCAGCCGACGCAGCCGAGCCTCCCCCTCGCCGCCAAGGCCGTGCCCCCGGTGGACGTGCCGAGCGAGATCGCCCGCATCCGCGCGGAGCTGGACGCAGAGCGCGCCGCCATGCGCGCCAAGGCCGAGGCGCAGACCGCTGAGGTGGCGCGGGTACGCGCCGAGGCCGACGCCCGTATTCTGCGCGTTGAGACCACCGCCGCGTTTCGCGGGCTGGGCTTCGACGAGGCGCGCACTGCCGCTGCGCTGAAGCTCATGGGCGACCAGCTTGCCGTGGTCGACGGCATGGTCGTCTCGCGCGCCGACCCGAAGGTACCCGCAGGCGACGTGATCAAAGCATGGGTGGAGGGCGATGGCGCGATCCTGCGCCCCCCTACCGTGCCCGCGGGTGGTAGCGGCGCGCCGTCGAGCACGTCGATGCCGGCCGCGGCGAAGGCTGCGGACCTCAGCACCGCCGAAGGCGCGACGGCCTACGCCAACAGCTTGCTCGCGCGCGGCGTTGCCGCGGTGTTGCCCTCGCGGAACGGCTGACGTACGATCCACTTGACTCGCGGCCCCGACGACGGCGCGCCGCGCGAGCCTCACATGAGGCGCTAGATGTCCACGAATCTCACGTCCACCTCGCCGCTGCTGCGGCCGAATGACCGCGGCGCCGCGGTCGACCTCCTCTTCCGCCAGACCGATTTCGTGCGGTGGGCCATGTCGCGCGGCCTCTTCGTCGAGAACACCGGCGGCTCGCCGCACGCGTGGAACGTCCAGACCGCCAGCGGCGGGCTCGCCGAGATCTTCGTGGAGGGACAGGCCATCGGCCTCCCTGGCACCCCGGCCTTCTCGACGCACTCCGTCGCGGCCACGTACCTCCGCGGCACCGCCCGCGTCACCGGCCACGTGCGCGATCAGATCGCCCGCGGCGGGATGTACGAGGACGCCGCGGCCAAGGCCGTGAGCGACGCCACCCTCGACCTGCTCAAGAAGACCGAAGACACGCTCGTCGGCAGCACGCAGGACGCGGGCATCGCGGCCATCATCGACAGCACCACGGTGTACGGCGGCCTCGACCCCGCCGTCGTGACCGAGACCGCGTCGCTGGAGACCGCCGTCGGTGGCGCGCTCACGGTGGCCGTGCTCGACACGCACTACCGCACCCTGTCGGACTCGCCCCGCGGCGCGATGCCGGACACCATCCTCTGCGGCCTGCGGCAGCGCGAGCTGTACGCCCGCATCAGCGGCACCACGAGCGGCGCGGGGCTCCCCAACGACTTCCGCGCCAACGCGGGGTCGCCGTACGACTACGGCATCGTGGGCAGCGTGGCCTTCAACGGCATCCCGTTCACCGTGATCCGCCTCCTCACGGCGTCCGAGCTGTACATGCTGGACGTGGCCTCGGGCATGGAGATTCGCATGCAGCGCAACCTCCAGGCCGAGATCACCCGCGAGGCCGACGACACGGTCTACACCGTCTCGCACGCCTACCTCCCCGTCGTGCGCAACCGCCGCAAGCAGGGCAAGCTCACCGGACTCAGCACCTGATCGGAGACACCAGACACCATGAGCGCCTTTACCATCATCTCCAAGCTGTCTGCGGACAGCGCGCCCTCGGGTGCCGCGAAGCGCGTCACCTTCACCGCCACCGGCACCGCGTCCTACGACACGGCCGGGTCGGTGCTCAACCTCGCCACGAGCGGGGTGCTGGGCATCGACGGCTTCACCGCCGTGCACGGCGTCAAGCTGATCGGCGTCGCCGCCGCCGCGAGCGACCGCTACGTCTGCACCTACGTGCGCGCCTCCGCGGGCGCCGCGGCCACCGGGCTCATCAAGGTCCGTGACGCCGACGCGGGCACCGCGATGAGCGAGGTGTCGAGCACTACCGACCTGAGCGCGCTGACGTTCATCTTCGAGGCGGTAGGCGTCTGATGATGACCGTCGCCGTCTTCGCCCCCGACTTCGCCCGCCAGCTCAACGCCACCACGCGACGCGCGTATGTGGCCGAAGAGCTTCGGCGGGCGCAGGCGAGCGGGCCGCTCTCTCTGACCGCCCTCCTCGCGGGGGCGGTAGACGGCGCGGCAAGCGTCGCTCTCGACCTCATCGACAAGGGCCGCGCGCCCGACGGCTCCGACGTGGTGCCGCCGGGCTTCGCGGTGCAGCTTCGGCTGCGCGAAGGCGCCGTGCCTCCTGCGCGCGACCCGCAGGGACGCCCACTGCCCGCTGACAAGGCGGGCAAGGTGCTCGTGGTGAAGATCGGGCAGCGGCAGGCGCTGGCCGAAGCGCGCAGCGTCGACGCCAACGCGCGGCGCGACATCTACGAGACCACCGAGGTGACGACCACAGCGCGCGCGTACCGGCTCCGCGATGCGGTCACGATCCTGCGCCAGTGGGGCGTGGGCGTGGCCGATGACATCGACCGGCACCTTGTCGAAGAGGTGCTCGACAGCGGCACGAAGGGCGGCAAGCGATGAGGTTTGTGGAGGTCGACCGGGCCACAACGCTACACGTCGACCTCCCTGTGAGGCCGTCCGCGGCTGGCACGTACGAGGTGCAGACCGTCCGCGGTGGCACCGTGCAAGCGAGCGCCGCGGCGTCTCTGTCGGCCGTGAGCACCACGCTCTCTGGCGCTGCGGTGGCGGGCGCTGCGTCGATCACGGTCACGAGCGCGACGGGCATCGTCGCCGGCCGGCGCTACCTCATCGGCGGCGCGGAGGAGTCGGGCGGCGAGTGGGTCACGGTGCGGTCTATCGACGGCACCACGGTCACACTCGCGCGGCGGCTGATCGCAGCGAGGGCTTCGGGCGTCGCGTTCGAGTCCACCCGCGTGGACTTCGCCCTCCCTGCCATCGCCAACCACGGGCGCGCGCACCGGGTCGTGTACTCATGGCCCTTGGCCGACGACAGGCCCGACTTTGTGTTGCCCTTCGACGTGTGCCGGTGGTCGCCCGTCTCGCACCTGTCCACCGAGGACTTGCGCACGCTTGACCCGCTGTTGGCGAAGCGCATCCCGGCGTCGGTGTGGCTCCCTGGCTTGATTGAGGAGTCGTGGGAGATGCTCTGCCGCCACATCGCGCAGCGTGTGGAGCCCGGTGGGATCGTGGGCACCGTCGACCTTACGACCGCGCACGGGTACCTCGCCCGCGCCTTGCTCGCCGAAACGGCGGGCGACGACACCGAGACTACGGCGTACCGCGCGCGGATGCAGGAGCGGTACGCGCAGGAGCGCGACAGCACCCTTGCCTCGCTTGCCTACGACGAGTCACAAGACGGCCAGGCCACGGTGCAGACCGGGTGGGTGCGGACCATCAACGTGATGCGAGGCTGACTGGTGGCGAGCGTACAGAGCGAGCTGCGCACGCGGGCGATGGCCTTGATCCTCGGCACCGCCGGGCAGGTAGGCTACACGGTCGCCGCGGGGCGCTTCCGCGAGGCCGCGCCCGAGGATGAGCTGCACAGCGCGGAGCGCGCGGTCACGGTGCGGATGCGCTCGCGCGCGCCCGTCAACGGGTACAACAATCCGCAGTGCGGCCAGGGCTTGTACCTCACGACGCTGGAGGTGCTCGTCACGTACGTGGTCGCCAAGGGCGAGGCGTCGTACGAGGCGCCCGGCGAGCAATCGGGCGGGGCAGACGACGAGACCGTCGAAGACCGCGCCGCCGACGACGCGCAGGTGTTGCTCGCGGTGCTCGGGTACCAGCCAAACTGGACGGGTGTGTCGCCGGTGGTGATCGATCCTTACGCGGTCGTGCCGTCTGAGCCTCCCGCCCCCACGCTCGACGTGACAGACTCCCGCGCAACGCTCACCCTGACTCTGTACCTGATGACGCGGGCCGACCAATACACGGCGTACGGCCCCACGATCTCCTGAGGCTCCACGATGGCCCGTCAAACTGTCCTGCATGGCTCCCACGTCGGAGCGGTCTACATCTCTGAGGAGTCGCCCTTTGGCACGCCGGGCACCGAACAGCGGTGCCACGTCAAGGCCGACAGCGTCGACCTTCAGGTGACGCAAGCCGAGGTCGACCGGATGCGGCTGTCGCCGTCGGTCAACGACTACTTGGCCCCTGTGCGCGGATACAAGGCCGCGACGTGTGCGCTCGTGCACTACCTCCAGCCCGCGACCACGGTGCTTGCCGACAACGCAACGCCCGACGCCGACGCCAACGCGCCGCTGCGGGTGCTGATGCGCTGCATCCTCGGCGGCGAGAGCGTGGCCGCTGGTAGCGTGTCGGCGGCGGGCACGTACAGCAGCACCGCCAACGGCACGCCCTTCGACGTGTCAAGCGGTGACGGCGCCAACTTCCCGGCGGGGCAGATTGTGGCCGTTGACCAGAGCGGCAACGTCGGCGCGGAAGACCTCGTGCCGTGCCGCGTGCGCGTGCGCTCTATCGACACCATCACTGTGTGGCCAGCCCTCGCCGCAGTGCCGAGCGCGGGCGGTGGCGAGCGGGTCATCAACAGCTTCACGTGGTACCCGACGCAGACCAACACCAAGAGCCTCTCGGTGGCCCTCGCGCCCGCGCAGGGCACGGCGCTGGAGTACCGCGCCACGGGCGGCACTGGGTCGTTTGAGCTCAGCTTCAACCGCGGCGAGCTGTTGGAGGCGTCCTTCGACCTCCAGTTTGCGTCGCACGTCGGCCCGGCAGACCTCTCCCTCGGCGCAGCCGTCGCAGCCGATCCGATGGCGCCGCCCCTCAGCACCCGCGGCGCGAAGCTGTATCTGCAGCCCATCGCCACCACCACGCGCACGTGCCTCTCAGTGGACTCGATGACCCTGCGCGTCAACGCGGGGATGGAGCACCGCGAGACCTTGACGTGCGGCGTGGAGGGCATGAGCGGCACGATGCGCAGCGCCGGGCTTCAAGAGGCGTTCGCCGAGGCCGAGTTGGTGTTGGACGTGGACACCGACTACGACACCTCGACGTGGACCGATCAGACCGAGCTCAGCATGATGTTCTTCGTCCCCTTCGACGCGGCCACGAGCCGCCGGATGGTGGTCGTCGACATCGGCCGGTGTGTGATCGTGGGCAAGCCCGCGGTCGCACGCGGCGCCAACAACTTGGCCAAGATGACCCTCGTGCTGCGCGCTCAGCGCGACACCAGCGTGACCGGCACGACCGACCTCGCCACCGCGCCCCTGCGCATCGCCATCCTTTGACCGGAGAACCCCGCGTGACCTCTCCCTTGTCCACCACGATCCGCGTCGTACGTCTCTCGCCCCTGTGCCCTGACGAGGCCGTTGACGCGGACGCAATGACCGCCGACGTAGTGGACGGGCGCAACGCGTTGTTGCGCTACCTCCAAACGCGCGACGAGAGCCTCCTGCGCGTGCGGGAGGGGATGGCGCCGACGTGGTTCGTGGTGCGGCGCCTCCCCGCGTCGTACCTTGCGGCTGTCCTCGACGCGGTGCAGCCCGTGGCAGCGCGGCGCGTGATGGCCCTGCGCGCGGCCGTGCACGCCGTCGAGGGGCCCGAGGCCATTGCCGTGCTTCCGCCCGGCGGACGGGGCGTCTACGTGGCGGCGCAGGCCGACTACGGCGTGACCCTCGCGCCGGAGGAGTGGGTGCAGGAGATCGCGGACCGCTACGGGGCCGACGCGGTGCAGGAGCTTGGCGAGATCGCACTGACCCTGTCGAGGTTGCCGAAGGCTGCACGCGGCCCTTTCGGCTGGTGGGGTGGTACGGCAGCGACCTCCTAGACGAGGCGATGGGCGCCCACCCCTGCGGCTGCGACCTGGCAGACCGCGCAGACCAGCAAGCCGACCCCCGCGCCGCCGCGGTGATGCGCAGCGATGCAGAGGTGTTTCGGCGCTTGTGGTCGTGCCCTTACGCGGGCCACCGCGGGGCGCCGGCGTCCGAGACGGCGCGCACCATCGCGGCCGTCGAGCGGCTTGTGGGCGCTCTGCCCGGCGAGATCGTGGGATGCCCTGGCGCTTGCGTGCGTCGAGAGGACGCGCACGAGGCCCTCAGTGCGCTACGATGGTGGCGCAACGGCCAGCTACACCTACGGGTGCCGCACCCGAGCGCCGCGCTCGTGGAGGCCATCGACCTAATCGACACCAGCGTGTCCGCCCGCGAGGGAGCCGAGATACGCCGCGCCAGAGAGCGGGCAGAGCATGGCCGAAAAGATTGAGGTACCTGTCGAGATCGGCGGGCCGCAGGCCGTCGCGCAGGTGCAGCGGCTAAAGACCGCAGTGGACGGGCTGGAGGAGTCCGTCGACAATCTCTCGGACAAGGCCGGCGAGGCCAAAGACTCGCTCAACGATCTAGGCCAGCGCAGCAGCGTATCGCTCCGCGGCCTGGGCGAGGCCTTTACGACCACGACCACCGCCGTGGCAGCCTTTGCCGCGGCAACGGTCGCTGCGGGTGTGGCGCTTGGCACAGCAGCGGGGCACGGCGAGGACAACCTCCGCGCCGTCAACGCCCTCGGCGATGCGTACCGACAGGTGTCGGAGGCCACGGGCGACACCGTGACCGCAACGCAGGCTTACGCGACGCAGCAGCGTCTCGTGCGCTCGGGCTTGCAGGTGTCGACGGAGCAGCTCGCCACGATCACCCGCGCGGCCCGCGACTACGCCCGCGCAACGGGTGTTGAGGCTGCGCAGGCCACCGAGCAGCTCGCCGATGCGCTTGTGGGCGCGTCCGCCGACGAGCTTGAAAAGTACGGCGTCGCGCTCCAGTCGGGACTTGAGCGCACTGAGGCGTTTGCCCAGGCCACGCGACAGCTTGCCGAGCAACAGAGCGGGACGGCTCCAGCGGCGCGCACGTTGACCGAGGACATGACACGCCTTGGTACAGCATCGACGGAGGCTGCGTCCGCCTTTGCAATGATGGCCGCCAACGGCCTCGGGCTGCAAGGCGTCGTGTCGGGTATCGCCTCGCGGCTGCGCCAGCTCACCACGGACATCCAAGACGCGATCAACGCCTCGCGCCAAGCGCGCGCCACCGAAGCCGACGTGGCCGCGCGGCAGCAAGCGCTCGACGAGCGCCGCGTCCTCACGCGCGAGATGCAGGCCCGGCTGCGCGCCTCGGGCGTGTCAGAGGAGCAGATTCGCGGCGTGGCACCGACCGCCGAGGTGCTCATGCGGACAAGCCCTGAAGCGCTTGCCGCACAAAACGCACGGCTGCGCGCGGCGCTGGAGTCAACCGCAGCGTCCACCCCGGCGACCGCCGAGACGATTACTGCGGCCTTTATGCGCGGGCAGAGCGACGTGCGCGCGGGCCGCGTGTCGGGCATCGAGTCGCTGACGCAGGAGCAACTGCGCGCTCAACTCTTCGGCGACCGCATCACCGGCACCGGCTCGTTCCGCACTGCCCTCGCTCGCGGCGCAGCACGAGCACCGGGCACACAGCAAGCCGCTCAGAGCTTGCTCAACACCGCAGGCGACTTGACGCAAGAGCTACTGCGCGGTGTCAACCAAGGCGCTACCGACGCTGTCATCCAGATCACAGCCTCTCGCTCCGGCGGTGGCGGTGGCGGCGGCGCTCGTACCGACCTCACCGCTGCGGCGATGGAGGCCGCGCACCGCGAGGCCCAGCGGCTTCGCGGGTCGGGCGCTGCGCCCACGATGTCAACGATGTTTGACCTCGCCGCTCAAGATCAGGCCGCAGTGCGGGCGCGGGAGGCAAGCGAGCGACAGGCCGCGATCGGTCGGCAGAGCACCGCGATTACCGAGGCCCTTGCGGCGCAGGAACGCGCTGGTCAAGCGCTTGCCGATGCGCAGGCCGGGCAGTTTCGGCCAGGTGGGGTGCAAGGCAACGACGAAAGGCTTGCGATGCTCCGAGAGCAGGCCGCGGCCATGCGCGACATGCTTACGCAAACCGACGCAGCCATCGCTGCGGCGCGCGAGCGTGGCGCGTCGGAGAGTGAGCTCAATGGGTTGCTCTCGCAACGTGCCGGGCTCGTGTCGGCCAACAGCGCGGCGGAGCGCGAGGCTGCGGCGCTGGAGCGCGAGCGCATCGCGGGGCTGACCTCGTACCGCGACGCGATGGTGTCCAACCTCGGGTCGGTGGCCGAGGCTTTCGGCGCGGCGACGGAGGCCGCGATCAACGGGGAGCAGAGCTTTGGCAAGGCGCTGCAAGGCCAGCTTCGCGCCGTGCTTGTGGCCCTCGCCAAACAGTCGGTGGTCGAGGGCCTCAAGAACCTCGCCCTAGGCTTCAGCGCGCTCGCCACGCCGGGCACGCAACTCTCGGCCGCGGGCTACTTCAAAGCCGCCGGGCTATGGGCTGCAACGGGCGTAGCCGCGGGCGCAGGCGCAGCGGCAATCCCGCAGGCCTCGGCTCCGGCTGCGGGCGCGTCGGCAGCGCGTCCACCGTCTGCGGCACGAGCACGCGAGGGCGGCGCGGGTGGCGAGACGCAACAGCCGCTGACGCTGTCGATTGTGGTCAACGGGGCCCTTTTCAACGAGGGCGTCGAGGAAGGCGTTGTGCGCGCGCTTGACCGCGCCGCGACGCGCGGCCTCTCGCCGCGGGTGCTTCGCATGGGACGGGGGATGGCATGAGTGAGGTCTTGCACTACCTGTTGGCGCAGCCGTACGAGTTGGGCTCGCAGGCGATTACTGCGACCGATAGCGGCGGCACGGGGCGCGCGACTCCGCTTGTCGCCGCGTGGTACCGCACCTTGCTAGCGCCGACGGCGGGCGCGGGCGGGGCGCAGGATGACCCCATTGAGATTCTTGGCGCGTTGGAGTCTGCCCTGGGCCCGTCGCTATGGCGCGTCGAGATGATCGCCACCGGGCTCGTGCGCGTCACGTACCTCTCGACGGGCACAGGCACGGTGACGCTCACCAACGACGTGCGTAACCTGCTGGGTTTTACGTCGTCGACCGTGGGGCCGCTTGCCACCAACGCCTCGGCGACGGCGACGTACCTCCCCACGCATTGCGTGTTTGCGCCTGGCGCGAGCGACGACGGGTGGCAGCAGGTGTCGGGTCGCGCGTCGGTGGCCGCGATGCCCGACGGCACGGCCTACGGGTGGCAGGACGGGCGCGTGTCGCAGTCACGCGAGATCACCTTCCAGATGCTGCCGCGCGACGAGGACGCCAGGGCGCTTGTGTCGGCCGCTGGCACCAACGCGCTCGACGTGTCCAGCACGCGCCTTGACCCCGGCGCGAGCGAGCCTGGGCAGTCGCCGCCGTGGTCGGTGCCGATGACCCTCGCCACATGCGCGGGGCTGGAGTGCGGGTGGACAGACCGCTTGCCCGAGGTGATTGCCGGGACGCACACCGCCTACGACGAGGTGTACGTGGTGCCGCCGTCGTACGAGGCCAAGACTACGCTCTCAATCCCTGGCTACGACCAGCGCCGGGACATCGGCCCGCTGACGCTCACGTGGGCCGCATACGGCACGGTCACGTGATGGCGCCGCGCCCTCGCAGGTGGTAGCGTCGGCCCGTGATTCGCGGCTTCGCCCTCACTGTCGCAGGAGTCCCGTACGTGTTTGCCACGGCGGGCGTCGGCGCCATGCCTTCCTCGACGGACGCGCGGTGGTTCGGCGCGGAGACGGGCGTCGAGCTTGCAACGGGCTTCCTCGCGCACGAGGGCCTGCGGTGGAGCGAGCGCGCGAAGCCCCTCGACGGCAGCACCGAGGTGGACGCAATCACCTTCCGGCTGCGCGATGCGCGCGTGCAGACGGGCCTTGCGGCGGGTTACAACCTCTTGACCTACCTCGCCACGCTTGACGCCTCCAGCGCCACGAGCACGCCCCTCTCGGCCACGGTCACAGCCTCAGCGACGGCGCTCACGGTGGGCAGTGGGTCGGCGCTGTCGGGTGCGTCGTGGGTGTGGCTCAACCGCGAGGCCCTGGCCGTCACGTCGATTGTGTCCAACACGATCAACGTCACGCGCGGGGCGCTCGGCACAAAGGCCGTAGCGCACGTGGTCGCAGAAGGGGTGTACCCCGAAATCTATAAGACCGTGCCGTGGGTGCAGCGCCGCAAGGTCGTGCTGTGGGCTGTCGAGGATGGCGTGGCGACCGCGCTCTGGGCGGGCTTTTGTGTCCGCGCGCCGAAGCTCAGCAGCGACGGTGCCACCTTTGACCTCGCGTGCGACCCGTACCTCCAAGTCGTGAGCGCGGCGCCAATCGGCAGCTCGTCGGCGGTGACGCGGCTCGTGGGGTACGGCGAGACGTCGCGCTCTGCGCCCGCGTGGGGCGCCAACGTCCTCGGCGTGCAAGTGCAGTGCGCCACACACCTGCCCGCCGTTGCGTCAAGCTACCGCACCGCGCGGACGTGGGAGGAGATGGTTGCCGGTGTCACGGCTCGATTGGCGACGGCGACAACCAACCGCGGGCACCTCGTCAACTGCGTGATCTCGCGCGTTGGGAACCGCGGGCGCGTCGAGATCGACGACACCTCGCACACCTTCGCGGCGGGCGTGTGGTGGCTCGGTGAGGCGGGCACGTCAGAGCTCGTGCCATCGCGCAATCGCGGTGGCAGCCGCGAGTTCCTGTCGCTGGAGTTCGGCCCCATCCCCGCGGTGGCGTACGTGTTCCCTGCGGGCGGCGGCGCCGCGGTGCGGCTTGCCATCACCTCCACCGACGCGCTGCCCACGGTGTGGGGCGTGACCACGGAGGACAGCGGCACCGACTACACGACCACGTATCAGCCCGTGATGCGCACCGCGCTCAACGCCGACTATTGGATTGACTTCTACGTCTCGCAAATTGGCAGCACGTCGGACCCGCTGACCCCGTGGCTTGAGCCGCTGGGCTCCGAGCAGGTGCCGCGCAAATGGGGCCTCCCGCCCATCGACGGGATGGAGGTCGTAGTGCTCAAAGACCCGCCGCCGCTTACGACCGCCGTCAAGGTCACCACACGGCACTGGGCGTGGGGTATGCGGCGCGCGGCGATCCGGCTCGTTGACGACGCCGAGGATGACGACTGGGATTGGTCCACGCTGCCCGCGGTCGTGCAAGCCACGGTCGGCAACGCCGTCGCGCGCACGTGGACCTTCGACGGGCGGCGCACGCTCGGCGACCTGTTGCGAGAGTGCTGCATCCTCTCGGGCGTGACGCCGACGCTGCGCAACGGGCGCGTCGCGCTGCACCCCTGGGCGTGGCCGCGATCGGGACAGACGCCCGACGCGACGCTCACCGCGGCGGACGTCATCGGCACGCCGGTGTGGTCGACGTGGGACGATGGCCTTGCGAATCGCCTCGTGTTTCGGTCGGGCGACCTTGTGGCGGACATCACCGACGCGGGCAGCGTCGCGCGGTACGGCCCCGCGCACGAGATTACCGTCACCCTCGCGGGGCTTGACCAGCAGGCACCGCTAACGGATGACCCGCAGTCCATCGCGCGGCAAGCCCTCGGGCGGCTCAACCTGTGGGCGGACCCTCTGCCGTCGGTGCAGGTCGTGGTGTCGCTGCGGCACCTGTCGCTGCGCCTCGGCTCGCTTGTGGTGCTCTCGGATTGGATCACGCCCGACGGGGCCGGGTCGCGTGGCCTGTCGTCGCGCAAGGGCATCGTCTACGGGCGGACCGTGGACTTCGACGAAGCGCGCGTAACGCTGGATATCATGCTGTTTCCGCGCATGAGCTACGGCTACGCGCCGTGTGCTCGCGTGCTGTCGGTGGTGTCCTCGACGATCGTGGACATTGACGCGACGCCCATTGGCAGCTTTGACTACGCGGGCGGCACCGACGGCCTCGGCGGCACCGGCACCGGGGTGCAGAGCTTGTTCGCGGTCGGCGATCGGGTGGAGCTGCTCACGCGCGACGCGACCACGCTTACCGCCGAGGACCGCATCATCTCGGCGATCACGTGGACAGGCACCGAGTGGCGCATCACCTTCACGGTCGCCTTGTCCGCGGGGATGCAGACCGCCATCGGCGCGGGGCCTGTGGATATCCGCGGGAGCGCGTACGCGACGGCGGGCCTCACCGCGCCGCAGAAGGACTACATGCACGTTGCTGATGACTTGACGTTGGTCATCGATGGCACGGCAGACAGGGCACGGGTGATCGCACCATGAGCCTCGGCCAACGCCTCGGGCAGTACCTGCGCCACCCCGCGACGGGCATCACGCCCGACGGCGCGCCACTCGACGCGGGCAGCGCCCACGTCCTGCACGCCAACCTCTCCGAGCTCAGCGCGCAGAACGCCCGCCTGATCGGGCAGCACGTCGGGCCGGGCGTGGTGGGCTACGACACGTCGACGTTTGCCCAGTGGGCGGACGTGTACGACGTGTTTGAGCAGGACGGCGCCGACAGCTTCGCGCAAATCCCGTGGGTACAGGCGACGCAGTGCGTGGCCTTCGGGCCGCTCAACGCGCACGCGATGACGCTCGACGGACGGGGCTTCACGCACCGCGAACTCAAGGTGTTGGTCGACGTGACGAAGGGCAACGTGGCGACGACCACGCTCACCATCATGGCCGCGGTCACGTCGGTGTACGACACGCCGCTCCGCACCGAGCGCGTGGCCTCGGACTTCCAAAGCTTCCCGCACACCGCGCCCGGCGACTACACGAGCGTACTCGATCTCCAGCTTCGGCCCGTGCGCCCGTCGGCCTCGTGGCGCTCACGCGACGGAGGCGATGCGGCGGCGGCTGTGGCGCCTCTGTGGCTGTGGGTCGGGTGGTTTTCCAACGACATCAGCAGCGCCGACTTTGTGCACAGCATCAGCGCGTTTGAGGTGCGGTCGTGAGCACACCCGTCTCGCCTGGCCCGACGGCATTCGACCTCGCGTCGGTGCGCGTCGCGCAGCCCGTGGTGTCCGGCGGCTTCCTCCGGTGGGCGCAGGAGGCGTCGTTTGTTCTCGGCGCGTGCGTCCACCACGTCGGCGGCGGGACGATCCCGCAGCGCGGGTCTGGGCGGACGCAACTTGAGGGCCTTGCGTACTCGGTGCCCGTCGCCTACACGCGCAGCGCGGGCGCGCAGGTGCTCCGCATTGCGGTCGACCTGTGGCCGTCCAACGAGATCGGCGACTCGCAGACCGTGACCGTCACGCTCCCCACGGGCGCGACGTGGCTCGTGTCGGGTGGCCTTGACGGCACCGTGACGCACTACAACCCAGGCCAGGGCCGCACGGCGACGCGAGAGCTTGTGGGGTGGGCTGACGTGTCGGGCGTGACCGTGGGCGACCTGACGACCTGGCTGTCTGTCGCCACGTCGCCCACGAGCAAGGGCGCGGGCGTGCGCCGCGTCGCGGTGACGGAGGTACCGCTTGCCTCTTTCCCGGTCGATGCGAGCGACGCGGGCTGGGATGCCGCCGCAACGCGTCCAGGGCGCCCTGTGATTGACGGTGGCGCCGCGTCGCCACGCGGAGTCGAGCGTCTGTGGCACCTACTCGACCTCGGGCGCGCAGACTACCGGCGGCATTGGCAGCTCTGCGGCGTCGAGAGCGCGAGCACCGCGGGCTACGGCACCACCCCGCACTGGTCACGCGAGACGGCGAGCGCGGGCAAGGTGGACTGGCTTGCGGGCAGCTTTGACCCCGCGTGGTACTTCCAAGGCCGCGACCTCTACGGGGCCGCGACGACACCGTACAAGCTCCGCGTGCGGTACAAGACCAGCAACGCCACCAACTGCGACCTAGGCGTGTACATCGAGGACGGCAACGTCGTCTCGGACGTGTGGTCGGCCACGGCAGCGGCCTCGCGGCAGACCGTGACGCTCGCGGGCACGTCGGGCGTGTGGACGTGGGCTAGTGCCAACGTCACCGCGCCGTGTGGTACGCTGACCCGCGTCAAGATTGACGCAAAGGGACCGGGCCACCCAGAGCTGCTATCGCTCTCGTGCGTGGCCCTGATCGAGGACGAGGGCTGATATGGGCGTGCGCAGAGGGTCTAGAGGCGGCGGCGGGGGCATGGCCAACCCCATGACCGCGCAGGGAGACATGATCACCGGCGGCGCTGCGGGTGCGCCTGCTCGCCTGATCGTGGGCAGCGAGGGCGACGCGCTTACGGTGCTCGGCGGCGAGCCGGCGTGGGCACCGCTCTCGATACCGGCGCTGTCAGACGCGACCCCGCAGCCGCTCGGCGTCGCCGCGGAGGGTACGTCGAGCGAGGCTAGCCGCGCCGACCACGTGCACGCGAGTAATACTCCGAGCGAGCTGACGGTCCCTGGCCTTGTGTCGCTCGCAGGCTCTGTCGTCTCGTACAGCGCGAGCCCCAGCGGCGTCACGCAAGAGCGCGGCGACACTGCTCTCGCGGCGCGCAACGGCATTCGCTTTTGGGGCCGCGGCAACGCCAAGGGCGCAATCGAAGGCACCGCCACAGGCCTCAGGATTACGACTAGCGCCACCGACACGACGCAGCCGTACCCTTTCGCCGACGGCGGTACGTCAATCTTTGTCGCGCTCCCGACGCTCAATGAGTTTGAGGTTGATTTGTATTACACGCTGGTGCTGACGCAAAAAGCTACCGGCGGAGATTCGGTCAACTTTCGCGCGGGGTTGATGGGTTTTCTGATTGGACAGAGCTATAACTGCGGGCGCATCGCGCTGTTTTCCTTCGGCGGCGTAAACAGCGGCAACCCTACTGAGGAGTGGGGGTTTTCAAGCGCTGTCAATAGCACTCAAGCCTCAACCACCACGACGACCAATCGGGTAGCGCGCATGCGCCGCGCTGGCAACATCTTTGAGGTCTGGGGTGGCCCAGACATCAACAACCTCACGCGGCGTATTGCGCAGGCATCAAACGCCAACAGCCAAACGCCGCTGCTGCTCACGGCTGGCGTAAACGCCAACGGCGCGAGCATGGTGGGTAGCTACGTGGAGCTGACGTCAATCGCAATCCGGGATCGGTGGTCCTGATGACCTCCCACGACGACACGTCGCTCTCCGGACGGCTGCTGACGCTGATGGGCGTCGGCGGTGTCACCTCGGGCGTGGCAGACGGCTTGCTCGGCCGCGCACCGGCGATCATCCTCGGCGCCGTGGTCTCGCTCGCGGTGGGCCTCCTGCTGGAATACGCCAGGCCGATCGTGCGCGTCCACGGCGAGCGGGCCGCCAAGCGGCTCAAGCGCGCCCACCCGACGATCGCTCCCCCACCGCCACCACCTCCGGAGGTCTGACGTGCTCGACTCTCTCTCTCGCGCCCTGGTGTGGGCCGACTCCCACGGGCTGACGGTGCCTGTAATCCTCGGCGCTGTGACTGTCGTCGCACGCCTCGTGTGGGCGGTGCTGCGCCCGCCTGTGCTGCGTCGGTGGCCGGCTGCGGTGCCGGTCATCGAGGGCGCTGCGGTGCGCGTCGCGGCGCTCCTGCCCGATGTGCTTGCGGCGCTCCTACGACGCCGCGCAGCGCCCGCGGCGCAGGCGGATAGGCCCACGATCGTACCGGTCGCGGTGCTCGCCCTCCTGAGCCTCTCAGGGCTCTCCGCGTGCCCTCGGGTGCGGGAGGCGATCGTGGACACGCAGTCGCCTCGCGTGGGCTGCGAGGTGGGCGCGCAGCGGTGCCGCGACGGTGCGCCCGAGGTGTGCTCGTCGTCGGGCCGGTGGTGGCCAGCGATGCCCCCGGCCGCAGACGGCTCGCCACGGCGCTGCGCCGGGCTGTGCGAGGTCGCCGAGGGCGTGGCCCGCTGCGGGGTGGCGCCATGAGCCGCGGCCCGATCACCATCGACCTCGCTCGCGCTGCGGCGCAGCGGCTGTGCTCGCTCGCAGGTGTGACTCTGCTCGCACCTGACCACGCGCTGCGGGATGTGATCGTCTCCGGTGTCGCGGCTGCGTCGCGCCTCGGCGGAGGGTCGTGGTCGCGCGACGAGATCGCCGAGCGGGTGAGCGTCACCCTGCCCGGTGCGGGACCGGCGCTGACGCTCCTGCGGCTCGTGCCTGTCGCGGGCGGCTTGCTCGCCGCGGCGGGAGAGGCTGCGGGCCTCGGGCGCGACGCGGTGATCTCAATCGCCTCCGAGACGTGGGATGCCCCGGTGGGCCTCCTGGCTACAGTGCAGCACGAGCTCGCGCACGCCGGGCAGATCAGACGCGGTGGGGTGCCGTCGTGCCTCGCCTACCTCGTGTCGCGTGAGGCCAGGGCGGCGGCGGAGGCACCGTGCTACGGCGCGTCGATGGCCGTCCTCGTGCGCCTCGGCGGGTGGTCGTCGGCGGCGGCGGCGGAGTCGGCGATGAGGTCGCTCGCGGGGTACGGCCTTGACGCCGCCGCGCTGCGGCTTGCGGCGGGTATCGTGGCGTCGACGAGGGCGACGCTCGACGAGGGCGAGGATCTCGGCGGTGTGGTGGCCGAGGTCGTGGCCGCGCTAGAGGCGGAGGGCTGGCAGTGAGCTTGATCCTCGACGGGGTGCTCGTCACCCTCCCTGGCGTCGAGACGCGGTGCTACGCCGACGACAGAGCGATCCCGCGCGCAGTGGACGGGCGGCGCCGTCTGCGTCGTGACGTCGCGGGTGTCGTGCTGCACACCGTGACTGGCCACCCGCACCAGCCGCAGGTGCTGCCCGGCTCGCTGCCCTCCGACCGCGCTGAGGTGCTTGCCCGCTATCAGGCGCGCAGCGAGCGACAGGTGAGCTGGCATCTCACGGTAGACACCGACGCGACCGTGGTGCAGTCGGCTGACGTGGCGCTGTGGACGTGCTGGCACGCGGGCGGAGTCAATCCCTGGACAGTCGGGATCGAGCTGTGCCAGGGCCCCGGTGGCGCACTGTACGAGGCGCAGCTCACGGCGCTCGTGCGCGTCGTGGACTGGCTGTGCGCGTCGCTCGATATCCCTCGACGGTATCCGATGCGGGCTGCGACCGGTCGGCCGCACGGCGGGCTGATCCCGCGGCTGCAGGGTGCTGCTGCGCCGTGGAGCGGCGTTTTCGGGCATCGCAATCAAACCTCCGACCGGGGTCACGGCGACCCCGGTGACGCGCCTTTCGACGCCTTGGCTGCGGCGGGGTACGTGGGCGTGGCCTTCCCGTGACACCCGACCTCATCGCGTGGGCGCAGTATCGCCTCGGCGTCGATCCTACGGGCGAGTGGGACGAGGTGACGCGCGCAGAGTGTCGTGCTGTGCAGCGTGGGGCAGGACTGCCTGAGACGGGTGAGCTAGACGACGCCACGCTGCGGGCGCTCGCGCCGGATACTTGCGAGCCCTAGCAGGCCGCGCTACTCTCGCGGGGTCTGGACGTCTCCTCCGTCAGTCTCCCCGCCGCCGCCTCCGAGCTCACGCCCGGGGGCGGTTGCGGTTTGGGGATAGTCGCAGACGTAGCAGGGCCCGACCGTCTGACAGCCGGGGATGCGGCGGCGCACGGGCCCTGTCTCGATAGCGGCGCATTGCTCGGAGATCAGGCCGCGCAGCCGCAGCACCTCAGCGGCGAGGGCTGGAGCGGCGGCGCAGAGATCGCAGTAGGCCGCAGCAGCCCGAGCGTCGCCCGTCAGTACGCCCCCGGTAATCCGCACCTCTCCGCGCTGTAGGTCGGACAGCAGGCGCCGCAGCGTGTCGTCGTCGAGGCTCACGCCTCTACCACCCGAAAGCGCACCCAGGCGTCGCACGAGTCACCCGCGGCGATCTTGACATAGCCCTCATCGTAGATGCTCTCCAGCGTGCGGGCCTCGTCCTCAAGCGCGTCGAGCAAGGCCTCGTGCGCCTCGGCGCTATCGGGGCCGGCCCACAGCGGGTCGCAGGCTACCTCCGCGGGCACCTCCGCGTCCTCGCCGTGGTGGCTGCGATACAGCCGGGCAAAGCGCGTGAGCCCGAGGGCGGTGGCAGTCTCGGGCAGGGACTCGGGCGACTCGTGACAAATGCTGATGGTGATCATGGTCGTATCTCCTCTCGGCGGTATCCAGCGCCGACCACAGCCCCCCGCAGGGGGCTGGCCGTCGATGCTAGGCCCAGAGCCTCAGGCCGGTGTCCACGTGGTCGCATTCGTCGGGGTCGCCCGAGAGCACCGCCGCGGACTCAAGCCCGTAGGCCCGGAGCGCCTCGCGGGCGTCCGTCACGTCCTGGTCGGTGTCGAGGGTGTACGTCTCGACGTCCCCCGTGGCGCGGCCGTCAACATCGAAAATCTGCAGTGCGATGAAGTGTGACATGGTCTCTCCTCTCGGCATTCCAGCGCCGACCACAGCCCCCGCAGGGGGCTGGCCGTCGAGGCTGGCAGCGGGTCAGACACAATCCTCTGCGGCGATCTCGGCGAGCGCCTCCGCCTCAGGGCACCCGCTGTCGTGCAAGATCGTGTCAAGGGCTGCAAGGTCGCCACGCCCGCGCAAGGCCTCGTCAAGGGCCTCGTACAGTGCCAGCTCGTCGGAGTCGTCGCCGTCGAAGCCCGAGAGCACCACCACGGGGATGGTGTCGAGCCCCGCCGCGCAAGCCGCCGCAATGCGGTGCGAGCCCGTGAGAGGCCGAGGCACGTCGCCCTCGGCGCAGAAGGCGAGGACGGGTCGCCCCTGCCAACCGCCCGCGCGCATCGACGCGGCAAGGGCCTCGTAGTGCGCCGCGTTCCGCACCGCGTGGGGCGGGCGCAGGGTGGCGGGGTCGATGTGCAGCGTGTCGGTGGTCAGCATGTCGTCGTCTCCTATCGGGGCGCTCCGTGCCTCCGATGGGTAGACTATAGGTACCGCTTGCCACCGTGTCAAGCTTTTCTTGACACTTTCTTGCGAGGGGCTTGTTTTTGAGGCGTTTTACGACGCGCCGCCCACGGCGAGGGCGAGCCTCAGGACGGTGCGGGCGTACGAGTCCACCTGGCACCGCCCCGTGTGGTAGTACCCCGCGGCCCTGGCCCACCGTGCGGCCGTCGTGCGCCCTCCGCAGCGTGCCAGGCCGTGCACGAGCGACCGCGCGGCGGCGCGGGGCTGGGCCTCGATGCCGCCGCCGTGCACGATGGCTCCGCACCACGCGACAGTGCGCCGAGGGTCAGCCCCGGACTCGACGGCACAGACTGCGGCGACAAGCTGTGGCGGAGCGCCCACGTCGTACGCCGCGCGGGCGAGCCGCTCGCCGACGCTGTGCGGCACGACAGCGGGGTGCGTCCACCCCGCGGACAAGGCAAGGGCGAGGGCCTGCGCGAGGGTCGTCACAGGCCACCGAAGAGCGCGAAAAGCGCCTCGTCGGCCTCAGACTCGCGGTCGATGGCCGCGGCCATCTCGTCGGCGTCGGCGTCGATCATCTCGCGCCGGGCGTCGACCAGCTCGCGCGCCGCGCGCTCGATCGCTGAGAGGTGCCGCACCTGCGCCTCCAGCGCCCGCACGCGGGCGATAAGGTGCGCCGGTGCGCCCGCGGCCGCGAGGTCGTCAGAGACAGACGCCACCACGCGGAGCGTGCTCACAGCGCACCCCCACGCGCTGCGGCTTTGCGGCGCTGCAGACGGGCCACAAGGTCGAGGCCCTCGGCGGCGGCCCATTTGGTGGCCAGGGACGCCGTGATGCCGTGGCGACGCGCGATCTCGCCCACAGACGGGGTGTCCGCGGCGCGTATCTCGGCGAGCACCGCAGCGCGCGCAGCGCTCGCAGGAGGGAGCCCGAGGGCCTTGCGGTACCCGCGACCCGTGAGCTGTCGCTCGGGCTCCTCCCCTAGCAGCGCGAGGGCTTCGAGCCGGGCCTCCGTCCACGATACGAGCACCCCTTTGGGCGAGCGCCACGGCGACCGCGGACGGCCTGAGGCGCGGCGCCATCCGGCGAGTCCGAGGGCCTGCTCCAGCCTCACGACATCAGGCTCGGGCTCGGGCTCCGCCACGGGCTCCGGCTCGCGGCCGTCGACGCCAAGGCGCACGGCCTCTGTGTGTGCGGCGGCCAGGGCGTGCAGCTCAAGCTGGCGCACACGCTCGCGGGTGAGGTGCATGAGTTCGGCAATCTCTTCGAGCGTCTCGCCGTCGCGGTCGGCGACGCGCAGCGCACACGTCTCGCGTAACTCCCAGACCTCGCGGCCCGGGAAATTGAGCTTTATCGAGCCCGTGCGCTCGTCGACGTCGAGGTACAGGTGGTGTTTGCACGACACCCACGGGCACGGCAGCACGTCGTGCTCGCAGTCGCCGCGCGTCCGCGGGCGGTCGGCGTGCTGTCCGACGTCGGGATACTGCAGGCGCCCGGCTTCGAGCGACTCGCGCGACACGCGGCGCGGATTGATCGTGGTGCGCTTGCCGCGGGCGAGCGAGCGTGTGAGTGCCTCAACGGGCACGTCAGGGGTCAGACCTCCGTCAGCCACGGCGCACCCCCGTCCCGGCGCACGCGGAGCACGGACCGGCATCAAGCCCGAGGGCCCTGCCGTCGCACGCGGGGCACGCGCCCCACGCGGGCACGGGCGCGAGCGCGGCGCGCATCCTCGCGGCCCACCTGGCGTCGTCGCTCTCGGCCTCGCGGTCGAGGCGAGCGGTGTCGTCGTAGGCCCTCACTGCGCCACCTCGGAGAGCACGTCGATAGCGGTGTGCAGGCGCCTTTCGGCGTCCTCCGCGGTCACGTCGTCGCCCTCTGCGGCCTCGATCTCCCACAGGCCAGACACGATGCGCCGAGCCTCCTCGATCGCGCCCCGGCGGTACGCCTCCGCCGTCGCTGCGCGCAGCAGGGGCTCGATGCGCCGCATCTCTGCCTTGATCTCCGCGAGGCGATCGCGCGAGAGCATGCCGCGCAGGGCCGCGTCGATGTCCGCCGCGCGTCCACTGGCGATCAGCGTCGCCACGTCATCCTGCCCGAGCCGCCGCCGCAGGGCGTCGCGCTCAAGCGTCACCGCCCCGAGGCGCTCGGACAGGGTATCTACCTCGTGCCGCAGGGCTTCCACGTCGTGCACCATCTCTGCGATATCGATCTCGTCCACGTCATCCTCCGTCTCGGCGTAGGTGCCGACCACAGCCCCGCGCGGGGGCTGGGCGTCGATACCTACGCGCTGGCCTTCGTCCGCGGACCCTCAGCCGCCCACGCCTCGACCTCCGCCCGCACCGCGTCGCGGTCGGTGCGGTCTGTGATCGTCGGGTCGATGGCCGCGAGGCGCTCGACAGCCGAGACTAGCAGGCGATCGCGGGCCGGGGGGCGCATGCGACCCGCGTGCTTCCGCACCGCATTCTCGACCTCCTTGCGCGTGCCCTTGCCGTCGAGGTACTCACGCACGAGCCGTGGCGAGGCGTACCAGGGCTCGTCGGCGTCGTCGCCCCCGGGCTCGCGCGGGAAGGGCGCGTCGCCGATCGCCTGCACAGCCGCCGCAAAGGCGGTATTGGCGGCCTTGGTTGTGTCCGCCTTGACCGGGCCGAGCAAGCCCGCTGCGCGGCGCGCGACGAGGGCTTTGGCGACTCGCCCGTGCGCGTCGTGCAGCGCCTCGACGGCGGCCTTGTGGCCCACGTACCACACCGGGAGGGCCTCGGCGGAGACGTGCGCCGCGGAGTCGAGCAGGGCGCACAGCTCGCTGCCGTGCGCGCCGAGCACCTGATCTCGCTCGGCCGTCGTAGCCTGCCACCCGAGGCGCTCGACGTGCGTCGCCGCGTACCCTACAGCGCCGCGCAGCCAGTCCGCGGGGTCGTGACCCTCGGCGCGGAGGTCGCCGGGCAGGGCGCACCATGCGAGGCGCACGGCGACGAGGGTGTCAGCGTCCTCGATGGCGGCGACGTAGCGCGCCATCGCGCGCGACGACTCCTCGGGCGCATCCTCGACGGGCTCTGCGACGGCCACGGGCTGCGCGGGGGCGGAGGCCTGCATCTCGTCGGGGTCGTACAAGCCGAGCACTACGTCGGGATACACCTCGCGGGCAAGGTCCGCGGCGCAGCGGTGGCGGAGCATTTGGGCGGGGTAGGACTTCCAGTTGCCGCCCTTCGAGGTCAATCCCGCCCTGGCCGCGTCTGCCATCGTCCACGTCTTGCGCGCGGCCTCGGGCTCGCCTTCGCGGCGCGTCTCGATCGTGCACGCCTCGGGCGTGGACTCGACCGTGCGCCACGACGCGCACAATCCGCTGCGTCTCACGATCGCCACCATCAAGTCCGCGGAGAGCACCGGCCTGCCCTGCACGACGTGGATGCCGCGCAACGACTGCATCGGTGCGAGGCCAAGCTCCCTGCCCGTCAGCAAGATTACAGCGGCCTCCTCGGGCCGGCGCAGCGCCGTAAGGCCCGAGGCTACCGCGATCCTCGCCAGCCGCTCGGCGTCGTCTACGGTGGTGATCTCGATGCCCGTGCGGGCCAGTGTCGTTGTCGTCGTCATCGTCTTGTCTCCGTGGGGTCGTGCTCGAGGGCCCCGGTCGCAAGCGGGTCGCGCCCGCCGGCCACCGCGGCCCTCGCCGCGCGGGCCTAGCCCTGAGCCGCCATCAACTTGTAGAGGTCTTCGTCGGCGCGCTCGTCGTAGAGCTCGCAGAGCCAAGCCACCGCGTCGGCGGGCACGTCGCTGCAGTCTACGCAGTGGCCGTCGACGTCAAGCTCAGGCGCCGCGGTGCCGCAGTAGCGGCACGCGACCGTGCCGTCGCAGTCGGGGCACGCGCCGTGGCGAGTCAGGTCGTCGGAGAGGACGCCGCAGTGGGCGCAGGGGCGGTGGGTCAGGTCGGCGTGGCTGTAGGGGTCGTGCATCATGGCGGCGTCTCCTCGGAGCGGCGGGTCCAGCGCTGCTCTCCCCCTCTATGTAGCGCCGGTGCGATGCGGTGTCAACCAAAAAAAGGCATCGTGCTTACGGAATCTTGACACCGCGTCAAGCGAGGCCTAGAGTACGCGCATGGACTCACTCCCTCAGCGCCTCCTCTGGCTGCTCTCCGCCGCGGGCGTATCGGCCCGCACCCTCGACGTCGCCGCCGGTCTGCCCCGGTCGGCCACCTACCGCGCGACGCGTGGCCAGGCGACGGAGGCGACGCTGCGCGCGATCGCCGAGACGCTAGGTGTCTCCGTCGCCTGGCTGCGATACGGCACAGACTACGGCGCGCCAGCGCCTGCGGCGGCTACCGTGGGCGCACGTGGCGCTGCTATCCGCCTCGGGGGTGCGCTGTGAGCGATCCTACCGATCGCCCACCGGTGCTACCTCGCGTGGACCTCGAGCGCCTCGCCGCCCGCGCCGACGCCGTGTGGCCAGGCCTCACCCGCACCGAGCGAGCCGCGGCTCTCCGGCTCGTCGGCGAGCTGCGCGACACCCTGCGGCGGTACGAGATCGCCCTCGCAGCCGGGCAGCGGGGTGCGCTGTGATCGGCGCAGAGTCACGGGCGCGCGCCCTCGCGGCTGTCCTGATGCCGGGCGCTAGGCTCGCTGTGTACCGCCACGCCGAGGGCTGGCGCGTCACGACGCAGTGGCACCGCGGGCCCGAGTGCCTCGCGTACCGCTCCTACGCGACCGCGCCGACAGAGGCCGAGGCGTGGCAGCGAGCTGCGACGGACCTCTCCTCCGAGGCCACGCGGCTCCAGTCGCGCCTTGACGCTGCCCTGCGAGGTGCGCTGTGAGGCTCCTACGCGCCGCCCGCGCCGCATGGCGCCTCGCCCTGCTAGAGGCCGTCCAGACCGGCTCTATCTCCCGCGTGCTCGCCCCTCTGCCGCCGCGCGTGCGCCGTGGCCTTGCCGCGGACCTCCGGGTGCTCGCGGGCCTGTGGCTCGCCCTGGCCGTCGTGCTGTGCTGCACCCGCGCCTATCCGCTCGCGGCGATCGGCGCCCTGGCCTCGTGGCCTCTGTACCTCGCCGACCGGGTGGACCTGTGACTCGCCGCCGCGCACCTGTGCCCGCCCCTGCGCCCGCGCCGTGCACCTGCGGAGGCGCCCCACACGCGCTGACGTGCGAGGCGGTGGCCTTGCGGCTCACGATCCCCACGCCCACCACGCGCCCTGCGGCGCCTGCCCGCGTGACCGGGCGCGACCCGTACCGCGTGCCGGGCCCCGCCGTCGTGTCGGTGTCGGGTGGCCGCACGAGCGCGTACATGCTCCGCAGGGTGCTCGACGCCTACGGCGGGCGACTGCCGCCCGACGTGCACGCCGTCTTCGCCAACACGGGCGAAGAAGACCCCAGGACGCTCGACTTCGTGCGCGACATTCAAGAGCGGTGGTGTCCGATTACGTGGGTCGAATACGACCCCGATGCAGAGCACGGCTTTCGCGAGGTCGAATACGAGACGGCCAGCCGCAAAGGCGAACCCTTCGCAGAGCTCATCCGACAAAAGCGATTCCTGCCAAATGGGCGCGCGCGCTTCTGTACCCAGGAGCTCAAGATTTTCACGATGGCGGGCTACATGCGCTCGCTCGGGTACGGAGATGACTGGACAAACTGCGTCGGGCTGCGCTGGGACGAGCCAAAGCGCGTGGCCGACCACAGCGCGCGCGAGTGCGATTGGCATAACGCCTATCCCCTCTACGATGACCGGGTAATCAAGCCTACGGTGAGGGCCTTCTTTTCGGCACAAGACTTCGACTTGAAGACGCCAGAGCACCTGGGCAACTGCACCCAGTGCTTCCTGAAGGGCAAAACTCTCCGAATGCATGCAGCGCGGGATGCGCCCGAGGCCGCCGCGCGATTTGCTGCGCACGAAGCCAACGTTGGCGCGCGCTTTATCCACAAGGAGCCCGGCGGTTACGCGGCCACAATCGACAAGGTGCGACGCCTCCCCGTGCTCCCACACATCGACCCCACGGACGCGGAGTCGGTGATGCTCCCGTGTGACTGCACACAGTGACGGGGCACCCGCACCAGTCGCCGGTGCTCGTGCGGGCGCCGCCGGGGCGAGGGTCACGCGCTCGTGTGCGACCGCGTGCTCGGCCTGGGCTACGCGCCACACGACCCCGGCCCGCGCGGGTGGGTGATGCCCTCGCGCCAGCGCGGGCACCGACAGAGCCGCGTGGAGGCCGAGATCGCCGAGGCCGTGGCGATGGGCTGGACATGACCACAATGGCAACAGGAGACACCATGACCCTCGAAGAAGCCCGATCCGCATACCTCGCCGCCGTCGCGGCAGACGTAGACGCACAGATCGCCCGCGCGCAGTGCGACGCTCGCGACCCGTCGCCCGAGGCCGTCGCGCGGTACGAAGCCGCATCCGACGCCGCCGCCGAGACGAGCCGCGCCCGCGTGCTCGCATCGACCGCCCTCGACGCGGCCATCCGTCGCCTGCGGGGTGGACTGTGACCCTCACCGAAGCCCGCGCCGCGTACCTCGGCGCCATCACCGCCCGCCTCGACGCAGAGGCCACCTACGCCGCCGCGAGCCGCGCCCCACGCGGGCGCTCCGACGCCCGACACGTGGCACACACTCACCTACACCGCCGACGCCGTGCGCCGGGCCAGCGCCGCCGAGGCCATCGCCGAGCGGGAGTACGCCCGCGCGTACCGGGCCGCGTGTCTGCCTGACGGGGGCCGACCGTGAATCGGCACAGCCGTGGGCCTCTGGCCGTCGTGCGGTGCTTGACAAGCGTATGACAAAAGCATACGCTCCAGGACATGCGATACCCGAAGGCTCCCAAGGAAAAGCTGGTGTCTGTGCGCCTGACCGTCGCCGAGTGGGAGGCCGCGCACGCGGTCGCCGCGGCGCGAGGGCAAAGCCTCGCTGAGTGGTACCGGGCGCAGATCCGCGCGGCGCAGGCCGAGGGCGCGCGGCGGTGATCCTGCGGGACTACCAGTTCCGCGCGATCGACCTCGTGCGGGGGGCCTACCGGCGCGGCAAGCGGTCGGTGCTGCTCGTGCTGCCCACGGGCGCGGGGAAGACGGCAACGGCGTCGCAGTTGATCGCGTGGGCCGTCGCCCGCGGGCGCCGGTGTCTCTTCCTCGTGCATCGGCGCGAGATCGTGCGCGACACGCACCGGCGCCTCCTCGCCGCCGGGGTACCCTGCGGGGTGGTCATGGGCGACGAGCCCACCGCCGAGGCGAGCGTGCAGGTGTGCAGCGTGCAGACCCTCGTGTCGCGCGACCATCACCCGCCCGCGGACCTTCTCGTGTGGGATGAGGCCCACCACTGCGCCGCGGAGACGTACCGCACGATCCGCGCACAGTACCCGCAGGCGTGGCATTTGGGGCTTACAGCCACGCCTGAGCGCAGCGACGGGGCGCCATTGGGCGACGCTTTTGAGGAGCTGATCGCGCCCATCTCCGTCGAAGAGCTGGTGGAGGCCGGGCACCTTGCACCTATCGACGTGATCGCCCCGCCGACGCGGTTGCAAAGCGCCATCGGCGCGACGCCCGCCGATGCGTGGCGCGAGCACGGAGGCGGGCGCCCGGCGGTGATCTTCACAGCCACCATCGCCGAGAGCCGCGAGGCGGTGGCAGCGATCGGGGCGCGCGCGGAGCACGTCGACGGCGCGACGCCGAAGGCCGAGCGAGACGACATCTTGCGCCGGTTTGAGGCGGGGGAGCTCGACGTGGTGAGTAACTGCGCCGTGCTGACCGAGGGGTGGGACAGCGCACGCGCAGAGGTGTGCGTCCTCGCGCGCGGCTGCGGGTCGCTGCCGGTGTACCTCCAGACCATCGGGCGCGTGCGCCGCACGGGCGGGCGCGCCAACAAGCGGTGCCTCTTGATCGACCTCGCGGGGGCGGCGCACGAGCACGGGATGCCGGATGAGCCGCGGGACTGGTCGCTCACCACGGGGCAGGCGAAGCGGAAGAAGGACCGAGTTGCCCTGTCGACGTGCCTCTACTGCGGCGCGGTGGTGGAGTACGCGAAGCGGGGCGCGGCGTGCAAGCACTG